CACGGCGGCGTCCCCTTGGCGCGACCCGTTCAAGGAACCAGCACATACCACTGCGCTGGTCAAACTTTAAACGGGTCGCCAGAAAGATCCCCGCCCCTAAGGGTAGAGATCTCCATCCGAGGGTGGCAAGGTTACTTACCTTGATGAGAGACTCATCGAACCCCCATGCCGAGTCTGTCAGAAAGCACTATGGAGCCTTGCGCACAAGTTGGGCCTTGGTCTTCGGTAATCCGAAGGATTATCTCCGACCTAGGAACCGCAGTCTGTGGCTCAACTTCATAGCCTTCCTAACGGACCTCGCCGCATCAGGGAAACCATCCCTGAAGTCATTCGCCCACAGGTGCCGCGCGCTTGCACTGGATACAGCCTCAGAGAAGCTATTCCAGGCAAGCACCGTGGCGCGCGCAGTTGAATGGGCAGCGAGTGACACAGAGGTTCAAAAAGCAAGTGAAGATGCTATTACGAGGTGGACCACGGATAACGGTTTCGATCGAGCTCTGCTCGCCGACCTAGATCGGTATATCGATCGGTTACCCATTGGACCACCCCGTGTGGAGACCCAACCCGTCACACCCAACGACCGTGCCACACTAGGTTACCCTCGAAAGAAGGGTGGCCAGGCTGCGGCTGCAAAACAATTGGCGTATGACGAGATCGAGAGGGAATATCAAAATGCACGGGATGCATTCACCCGTGCTGCATCAGAGAACTACGGAGAGAAGGTCCAGTACGTCGACCACCGCAAAGTTGTGGAACACCTACAGTCGGTGACCCTCCAACAGCGCGAGATCTCGACGCATGGACCCACTCCTGCCGAAGCACTTGATGCAGCACAGAAGAAATTCAACCGAGACATATTTGACACCCTGCCATCACTCGAACCTTGCCCCATAGCAGAGCTTGGAGGAAAGGTGCGGGTGGTGACTCTCCACTCCATTGAGGAGGTCCTCTTGGCTCGCAACGTAACGGCTAGGTGGCTTGGCCAGCTCCGTAACGTCGTGACAACAAGAGATATCCTTCGAGGAAGAACCATCAGGCTCAAGGCGATGGAGCAGGGGGAACTCTACTCCGCCGACCTATCCGCAGCAACGGACTACATCCCTCACGAAGTTGCCCAGCACGTGGCTAGGAAACTATATGAGAAATGTGGCGCGCCCTGCACGCTTGAGGCACTCCTCGCGATGCTCGGACCACACAGGCTGCCCGATGGGCGACCAACCTGCCGTGGTATCCACATGGGCCTTGGCCCAACCTGGGTGATCCTGAGCCTCCTCAATGGATTCGCAGCGTGGCACGCAGGAGCGCACAAAGACGACCACAGAATATGTGGTGACGACCTGATCGCGATCTGGACAGAATCCAGAGCACGGAGGTATGCCACTACATTGGAAAGACTCGGACTGGTGGTTAACCACTCCAAGAGTTTCCATACTGAGGCCGGCGTCTTCTGCGAACGACTTGTCCGGCGGACAGGAGCATCAACCGCGGAGGCACGTGACGTAGGTCACATGTCCACAGCTGACGCCGCCAGGATTATAGCCGGTCGCACAAGAGAGCGACTCCCTGTAGCCGAGAAGTTGTGGGCCTATCCCCACTTCCGCCTCCTCAGCCGTGAGACTGCCAAACGTCTCACACCACGCGTACGGGATGGTGGGCCACTCAAGCTCGGAGGAAATGGGCGCGGTTACGCCTCAATGAAGCAGCTAGAAGCCACTGCACGTCACGGTATCGTGAGACTGGTGAGGTCTCCATACCGACTTCCTCGAGAAAGAATAATGGAGTTGCGGCAGGCAGAGAGCGAGACCGGGGACATCCCCGTCTCCGATCTGCTTGTAACTGCCACAACCCGACTACGCCTGGCCGACAACTTCCGCGGACGGAAGTCGAAGCAGGCACGGCCCGTCACTAGCAAGCAATTCTACAGTCAGACTGGATCCCGAAGGAGTGGGTCTGAGGGATCGAAGAAAAGCTTGATAGCTGCCATCCAAACATCTTCACTAAGCTCCAAGGATCGTAAGACAGCCATATGGCTGATCCGACGACCCTCGAAACTCTCTCACCACGGACGTAGGAAGTGGCTGCAGCGAGCAGTTGCGCGTCCCCGAGTAGACCGGTTGGTAACCCGAGAATTTGCAACCGACTGGCTACAATCCATCTCCCGCGTCCGGTGGGAGTTGGGCCCATCACAGCAGAAGCCGTGACGGG